CGCCAAGCGACGATGACGACAAGCCGAAGGACGACAAGCCGAAGGACGACAAGCCGAAGGACGACAAGCCGAAGGACGACAAGCCGAAGGACGACAAGCCGAAGGACGACAACAGCGACGCCAACGGCAAGGGCGGAAATAAGCATGACCGCGACGACAAGGACAAGCCGTCGCAGGAGATCGCGGAGGACAAGAAAGATGACTGAACAAACACCCGTCCGCACCGACGTCCTGCGACAAGCCGAGCAATGCATCACGCAGGATCGGGCTGCGACCCACGGTAAGGCCGAGGACAGCTTCGGTCGCATTGGCAAACTGTGGAGCGTCTGGCTGGATCGCGAGATCACGGCTTACGACGTCGCCATGATGATGACGCTGTTCAAAGCCGCGCGGGCGAAGGGCAACCCAGCCCACGCTGACAACTTGGTTGATCTGATCGGCTACGCTGCGCTGGCGGCTGAGATGGCGCAGCAGGATGAGGAATGGGATCCCTTCGCCGACTAATCGCCGACAGATAACTCACGCAAACTTTCGGCAAAGGCGGCAGGCGTAAAGTCTGCCGTCTTTACTCTGACAAACGTCTGCTCGAATAGGGGATCGTTGCCGCGCATGAATAGCACAGTTGGCCCGTGTTCGCCGTCTATGCAGAGCGCGAACCAGTCTGCGCTGCTTTTGCCGATGCGGAACCCTGCGCTGGCCCCTCGCGTCGTGTAGCACGTTTTGACTTCGACTGAGATGATCCGACCATCGGGCCGAACGGCGACGACATCAAACCTTCCGTCTGATCTGGTAGCCTCGCAGCCCACGCGCTCAAGCAGGTAGCAGACGTAATATTCGCCAGAACGCCCGATTGATGTCGCGCTGCGCGGCACGGCGGTCTACCCGTTGCACCCCGCGTCGTGGGCTAACACGACCGACGTGCCAGCGCGTCCTACGCTGTCAGGTGTGGCAGGGTCTGGCAACGCATCAGCGAGCCTCTCGATGGCCCCCGTGAAGTCAGGGCCACAGAATGCGGCTTCACTTACGCTCGTGCAGCTTGCTGCGCCAATCGTCATCGTTAGCAAAATCAATCGCATGCCTGATCCGTCCCTCTGTGCTTTTGCGCACGTTCTCGCGCTCAATTGCGTCTTTGGTGCGCTGCTTGCGGCCACCAGCGAAGAACGCCGCCACCAACATGCCAACCAGCGCCAATAATCCTAGCAGCGCGTCAATCATTTGACAGCGCCCCGCAACCCGATCCCGAATAGCCCCGCGTTAATCATCACAGAGGCCGAAACGCCGCCCGTCAGACCGTTAATCGTGTCAACGCCTTGTTGCCATCCATGAAGCGGTAAAGACGCTACCAGCAGGCCCAGAAATAGCGGCACAAACGAAGCCCACCAAGTGAGCGATTTAGTTTTAACGTATTTCACTTTGCGCCTCCGAGTATGGACATGATGACCTGCCAGAGCGTTGGCGTTTGCGCTGGCTTGCCGATGTTGGTTGCCGATGTTTTCGTGTCGCGTAGGGCGTCCAGCAAGACGCGATCAACGCGCCGTTGCCAACCTTTGCCAAACGTAGCCCACAGCTTTCCACCGCGCAAGCCTCGCATCAATGCAAGCCGTCTGGCGCAGAGTTGCCGAATCGCCGCCTTGGTGTCCATCGCGCGGGCTGCGGCAATGGTCTGTGGTCCGATCTGGCCGTCGTCCGTCACGCCCAGCACCCGCTGCAAGTCACGCGCCGCCTGCCGTGGGCCGCTGTTCACGGCGTAGTCCGCCATGGCAAAATCCAGCCCGAACGGCAGCATGTCAGCCATCACGGCGTCCCAATATTGGCGCTTGTAGACCACGACAGCTTGCGCCGTTGTCAGCGCCTTCAGGTCGGCGACAGTCCCGGTCGGCTTAACGAAGCGCCGGAACGTCGCGATGGTTATGCCTTTGTTGGTCGCGCCGCCGGGGTCAGACGGGTGATTTACGAACCCGCCCTCATGTTCCAGAATGCGGGGAATGCATATTTCTGCGCGTGTCATTTTAGTTTTCCAATTCAGTTTTCATTTGCACGTCGGCCACCGTCTCAGTGAGATAGCCGGCGTGGCAGTCGTGCTGGACTTCCAGCCGCAACTGCGCCTGCGGCATCTGATCTGCGGTGATCTGCACTTCCCACGGCCCAAACGCGCTATCGTTGCTTGCTGGGCGGACCTTGCTGGCCTCTAAAAATTTGTAGGCCACCGTGACCTCGCCGTCGCCGCTGCGGAGAGTAAACCGCATTTTCTCAAAGTCGCAGCCGCGCAACTTGTTCATGCTGCCGCTGATGATAGACCAACCAGCGTCACCAGACGGCTCGATCTCGGTGATCGTGAAGTTAGCGACGACGGGCATAAGTTGCCCCTCAACCCTCGGCAGCACTTCCTGTGCGCCGATGCCCAGCGCAGTGATAACCGCAATTTTGAGAGGTAAATTGATCATCATTTTGTCACCACCGTTCCTAGCAGCGCAAGGATAACTGCGCCGACGACCAGCCGTACCAGCCACATGTTGGCGTTGTTGATCTTCTCGACGTCTTTCTCGATCTGGCCCAGACGTTGGCTGATTAGAGCCAGCTTGGTCTTGATGTCGGTGAGATCAACCTCCGACATCAGTAAGACCCTTCCCACACGCGCAGCGCAGAGAACTCGTTCGACATCAGCTTGCGTTTCAGCACGTCCTTGACGGCTTGTGTATCATCCCATGATACGCCCGCCTCCTTGAGCCACACGCCCAGCAGGCCCATGTCAACATTGCCGACGTGTTTGTAGTCCGAGCCAAAACTGTTCTGCGTGACTTCACGCGCGTGCTTCGCGTCGTTCAGCATGTGAGACGCGTCAAACGTCTTCTTGATGACAAGATTGTCGCCCTCGAAGCTGTATTTCTCGGAGAGTTTAGTTGAGTGAGCGGCTTTTTTCATTGCGGGCTTTCCGTGACTTGAGTTTCGGTTCAGCCTTCGCCTCTGGCGCGGCTGCGACAACTGGGGCTGGATCACGCACGTCGCCCAGAATTGTGATAACGTCAGGGCGTCCTGCGATAATGCGTGCCACCTCGTCATCTGGGAGAATTACTGTGTCGCCTTTTTCAATGCGACCCTTGCTACAAACCAGCTTGATGCGGTTCACGATGACTTTCTTCATGCCGGTCTCCTATGTGGGGATGCGGAGGCCATTTCTGGCCCCCGCCAACTTCAATTAGGAAGTTGTGTTGTCGAAAATGCCGCCGTTGGCCTTCTCGTTTTTCGCGCAGAGTGTGAGTTCTGTCACGACTTGGCGAGTTGTGTTGTCGCCAGTTTTTGCCAGAGCCACGTTCTTGGTTGGACGCAGAACCGCGACTTCCCACATGTTGTCCTGCATGATGAACACGTCGCGCGAACGGTTCTCGCGGGATGGCATGAACTCAACAGTTCCCCAAGGCGTGACATAGACTGCCAAAGACTTGATGACCTTCTCGTCGCCAGCCTGAACAGCGGAACGCTGGTTGTTGTTGCCAGTGAAGGCCAGCGCCTTGTTCATCTGGAACGCAGACAGGTAAACCGTATCCGGCTTTCCGCCCTCTTCCCAGATCGACTGCATGACGCCGTCAAAGCGGGCTTGGTCAAACGCGATGAGAGTTGTGGTCTCGTCTGTGCGCGCGTCTGTGCCGTCGCCAGTTGGGTTTGCACCCTCGTTAGCGCCGAAGTCAGTGTTTGTCACCAACCAAGCTGGAGCGCCAGCAAGTTCACGGGCAGTCGTGGAGTTGCCTGCGACGCGTGCGTTGTTGTCGAAGAGCGCTTTTTCGATGTCGAGCTTCTGCTCCTTGGCGATCTTCAAAGTCTGGTACGCAACCTCTTTTGCGCGGCCAGCCTTGTCGAGACCTTCGTCAGTGTCTGGCACGACGACGGCGTTCTTGAAGATTTGGGTGTAGTTGCCGAGGCGAGTTGTGGCGCCACGAGCTTCACCGGCAGTCGCATCGCCTTCGATGTGAGCGTTTGCAGCGGAAGCGCGGAGACTGTCTGTCTGCCACTCGACCAGAGTGTTCTTGGCGGAGGTTTTCTTCGCCTTGCTGTAGAAGGGCGTCTCTTCAGGTGACACGTTATAAATTACGTTGGACAAGTCCTCGCGGATGCCGACGGCATCGTATGAGTCGAATGTGTTGGTTGGCTGTGCCATTTTGATAGTCCTTTTAGACTTAGGAGTTGAGGATCAGACCCAATGCGTCGTCGATTGAGCCTGTGTTCTGCAAGCGCGATTGCGCTTTTTTGCGAGATGCAACTTGGCTGTCCGTCGTGCGCTTTGCGCCAGCCTTCACAACTGGGCGAGCGTTGCTGCCCTTCTGCTGTGCTTGCTTGCGGTTGGCGATCAGTTGCCGATACTTGCGTGCATCATTCAATGCTCGTACATACCTTGCGTCTGACACGTTGGCCATTTCGTCAGCGGTGAAACCATATTCAATCCCGGCCTGCATAATGTCGCCCTTCAACTTCGCACCCTTTTCGGGGTCCGCGATCTCAGGAATATGCTGCTTCAGAACCTCAACCTGCTCTTGCAGATACGCTTGGTGCGCCTGCGCCTGCTGGGCCGTTGTCTGTTGCTGCATAGCTTGAACTTGATGCATCCGCTGGTCGTAATTGGCCTTGTCCTCGTCATATTTGAGTTTGCTTTCCATGAACCCAATTGGATCTTTTTCAAACAATTCTCGCGACGGTGGGACTGGTGCCTGAACGCCAGCATCTTGGGTTTGTTGGTATAGCCGCACGATTTGCTGCTGCTGCTGTTGCAAAGCGGCTGCCTGCTGTTCGAGATGCTTTCGCACTTCGGCAGCTTCTTGGAACCGCTTATTGATTGCCGCTTGACCCGCCGCAGATTGTTTTAGCTTTTCCAGTGTCCACATCTCTTCTTTTCCGTCAACTTTGACGGGGATGAGATTGGTGTCTTCAGCTTCAACTTCTACTAGGTCTTCGTCGTCAATTTGGTCATCATCGAAATCGTCGGATGCCTCGACGTCATCTTCGCTCTCGGCTGCGGCTTCAACTTCGTCGTCGAGACCGTCGTCTTGCGGCGCAGTGATCTGGTCCACAGCTTCGCTCAGATTGTCACCCTGCGCCTCTGGTGCGTCGGATGTTGATAGCAGGCTCTCAGCCGCTTGTTCTAGTGTAGTCGTTTCCACGGTGCTACTTTCTCTGTTTGCGATCTAGAAATTTCTCTGCCGTCGTTGCGGCGTCGAGTTTAATTTCGATCTGGTTGAGCGCACGCATGATCGCGTGTGCCTCTTCTCGGACGGCAACGTCTGCCGCTCCGCTGCTTGCGAAGACCTTGATCTGGTCGTCGCGAACCTCTTGCACGAAGGCCGAGAAGGCGCTGTCGGCTTTTAACCGACGCGCCTCATCAGCCTTGATGCGTGTCTCAGTTGTCATTGCGCATTACCTTGAGCCATGCCGCCAATCATCCTGACTTTGTCCTGTTCCGCTTGGATGCGTGCCACGTCAACCGACGTGCCATACTGCCCGTAAACCTTTGCCGCCTCGACAAGCAAATCTTGCGCCATCTTATCACGGTTAAAGTCGTCTTCGGAAGCCATTTTCTGCGCATCAAACTGCAATTTAGCCATGTCTGACTGCATCTTAGCCTGCGCCTTGATCTGCTCCGCCTGCAAGAATGCTGCGTTCGGATCGGTTGCCGGCCCTTGCTCCGCTTGCGCCTGCTGCTGGGCTTGCAGCATTTGACCTTCAATCTCCTGCGTGATCGGTGCAAAGTAGCGATCCGCGTTGCGCACACCCGACGCCGCCAGCAAGTCTGCGAGCGTGTTGCGGATGTTTGTCAGCGATACGAGGCCGTTCTGCGGGCCATATGTCTGGTAAACCATCGTCTGCATTTGCAGCGCTTGGTTGAGGCCCATCATTTTCTCTTCTTCGCGGCCAGTGCCGAGGCCGACGTTGATGCTGACGTCCATACCGGTATTCCAGACGCGTGGGTCAACCGGGGCGAACGCACCATTGAGGCGCATCATCTGCTCCTCGTTGCTGTTCTTGGCATACAGGCGCAGCATGATGCCGAACATATCCCGCACGCCGTCGGCCAAGTTGCGCACCATGACCTCAACCTGCCCTGCTGCGGCCTGTACGGTGGCCTGCACGGCTGCCTTGGTCGTTGACTGCATAGCGTCTGGGTCGAGACCCATAGACGCACGGGTGACCCCTGTGCGCTGCTCTACCATGCCGTCGAGGTAAGATAACGCGCTGAGTGTCTGGCCAGCGACGAACGGAACGGTCAAATCCTGCACTGCCCCCGGCTGTCGCATTCTCACAAGTGCGCCGATTTCGTTGTTCAGGAGGTCGTCAATGTCCACCATGCCATCGACGAAGGCCGTGCGCGGGTTGTTCGTCAGCGCCACGTTGTCCAAGATGCCGCGGAGGATGGCCGTCGCGGCGTCTTGGTCGTCGATGACCAACTCAGCCAGCGACCGCCCGTAGAACGCGTGCGGCTCCGGGTCGATCTCAAATTTGCTGAACGGGATTTCGTCGCAGACCTCATAGTCCAGCATCTCGTAAGACGTGCCGCCGCAGATGATCTTGTGCAGCACTGGCACGCCGGTCCCGTCAACGTCGATCCGCATATAACACTCGGTCACAGTGACGTTGCGCATTGTTGGGTCGTTGACGTCGGCGTCTGATTGGTCTGACGAGTAGCCGCGACGCTCAAACACCTCGGCCTCCGTCATCTCAGAGCCGTCGTCTAGGCTGCCGAGGTCAAGCACGTCCTCTGGCTCAAAGCCCATCGCGATCAGGTCACCCGCACGCATCTCGGTGCGGTGCGCGACGATGT